GGCCCGCACAGTTGGTCGACAATAAATAAATAAAAAAATTACAAGTGTGCTTTTGTAAATACAGGATGGAAACGTGGAAAACCATCCAGTCCGCATAACCCGTAAGGGGGCCACGTGCATACAATGCGGACTAATTAATACGAAATCATAAAAGACCGTCAATAGTTGACACTAACGGTTGCGCAGCAGTAACGAAAGGTTTAATGGCCGGGAATATCGCCGAGGCGATTGGAGCAGCCAGATTAAAGATGTCGTTAAGTATGCCTCTAGATGCAAACTGAGCCATAGTAGCTCTAGTTACACCGGCGTCAGACATGATATGCGCAGGGGGCATCCCTTTCATGATTTTCTGAAACCTGTTGAAAAGGTTTCTGGACACCACAGCTTCTGAGTCCGTTGGAGTGTTCGCTACGGCAGCAGTGGCTAACACAGTAGTGTCGCCAAGAACAAATTCAAAGACGTGCGACGTCTGATATTGTATTGTGGTGTTGAAGCCGCCGCCGCCTAGAATAGCGGTGACGGGTTGCAAAAAATTGTCGTCGTAAAACGGCGTGCTTGTCAGCTCGTTTTCCGACACTGCAGATACTATTGGCCAGGGTACGGCAATTCTTTGGTTGATGGCACCATCGATCGGTATGCCCAATTCGATGTTGATGACACCTGAGCATTGCATGCCGAGCAACGCGCCGGGTAATGTGGCGTCGTTCAATTGCGATTGTGCACGAAGCACTATCTGGCGGAAAAAGTCGCCATTTGTTGTGTCTGCCAAGCCGTTATAGCTTACCGTCGCAACCATCTTTTTTCCGATATTCACGGGCGCATACATAGTAACAGCGACACGAACTATACATGAAAACGAACTAGTCGTTGATATGGTGTTACCAGCCGACTTGAAGTTCGGATACTTGTTGACCAAGCTTGTGATTATCTCATTAGATAACCGTATAGTTTTGTCATTAGTTGACATGTCTGTGGCTATTTTGTTCATCCATTGCTGGAGAGTCTGCGCAGTGGTTGATGCGTCGGTTGTGGAGATGTTAGGTGCGATGAATTGAAAACCATCGCTTTGGCTCAGAGTCTGAAAGACTTTGAGTTCGTAGCAATATTTGGCAAATTGTGTTTTATCAGGATCTGGTAGATTGCCGCCGCCGTCGTCGTTGTTTGCATCGACGGGCTGGAATTCGAACACTGGTTCGGAATGTTGGCAGGTCGACACTAGAACGTCGCTGACGTTGCTGATGACGTTGTCGGCTTTGGAGTTCGGGTCGAATGACGCAAGGTTTTCTTTGTCTGTGATTCGAGCCGTAACAGCTACGCCGTTTTTGAACAGTTCGGGACCGGACCATTGTGCTTGCATGGAAGCTGATATCATGCGGAAACGCCTGAAATCTTCTTTAGGCGACACGACCAACCTGTCGTCGACATCGGCCAGAAAGCCTATTTTACTATTTAAAACGTAAAAATAGTAATTAGTGCCGTCTGGTTCCTGAAATCTGATGGCATGTGCTGGTCTAACTGTCAAGTCCGCATCATCAGTATAGATGACAGCTGATATGATAGGGCTCGCAATCAACATTATTTTATAGTTTCCGGTACCGCAATCAACGACAAAATTATTGTCGAATTGAATTGGGAACTTTGGTAGTTGCGTTTGGTCTACGTTTATACGAATAGGCTTTTGCCCACAGCTTGCAGCAGGGTCCAAGACGTGTAACAACAATCTCTCGATTGCAGATCGGGCACCTCTGTTTGATTTTAACAGTGATGCATTTTGACTCGTCCGGTTTGCCAACCTGCTGGCTGGGTTCGCAATCGCTAACATTTCCATGTTCCGTGTTGCCGCCTTCATTGCTTGTTGTTGTTGTTGTGCTGGCTGTTGCGGTTTCGGTTTCCTGTTCGGTCTCTGTGGTCTTGGCGGTCTCGTATTCTGGTTCTGGGGTTGTTGGTGGTACGGCACGTTCTTCTTCGGCCGACAATTCGGGCAGAGATGAGCTCTTGCCTTTGTGGCGAAGGGTGCCTTGCAACTTGAGCATAAGACGGTGACCGTTTTTAATTTTCGACCCCTCTTCTTGGATTGACCCTGTGGTGTATTCTCCATCTGCAGTTCTGACAACTTCGTAATAGTCGCGTAAGTTTAATTTAAACATTTATAATCTTATATCGTAGAGTATTTACATTTTCTATTTACAAGAGATTAATTTTATAAATTAAATTAAAAGCTGTTAAGATGAATAGTAATTATTAAG